TGGTCCACCTAATGCAAAAGAAGGACAGTTTATACTGTCTGTGGATGGTTTGTATTACGATTCACAAACTAGAGAGTATGGGAGTGATGATTTCCCAACAGATGTCCCAACTTTAGCCGATTTATCCTCCTTAGAGTTTATACCAGACGAAAGTAGGTGGTTATTGGACCATGCTCCTAATTTAGGTGGAAGAGGTACTAGTTATTCTTTAGGGGATTTGGATAGATATGTAAATACTATATTTGATCTTAATCATATTGATGAAAGTAAGGATATGAAAGAATGGTACGATGCTGATCACCTTGTTTCTTTCCTTGTATCACAAAAAAATAAAAGAATTGACGATATTCATGCAAATTTAATAGATTTACGAGCCAGTGGGTATTCTACGGACTCGGCAATTTATTTAAATTTTGATCAACAGATTATTACGGAAAGCGCAGCCTTTAATAATAAAATTAATAAAAGAAAAAAGCAAATTGAGGCTGCTGCAAAGACTTTAGATGTATTTGGGTTTGCAACACCCTTTAGTAAGGGAAATGTTCCTGTTAATGATTTTTCCTACCTAAGTTCTGTTAATCTAAACATTTCAATAAGTCAGCAGAAGAATTTAGCCTTTGATCATGGGGAGGTGAGCGGAATTATTTTACCTATAGTTCCCAAATATGTTCATGCAGATGAATCTACCCAACAAATAGTCGTTACTCCACTGCTAGTTACTCCTCCAGGGGTAGGATCCATAGTAGATGGAGAAGAATTAGAAACTACGGCACCTATTTTATCTTTAGTTACTGGTATAACTACTGATGATTTAATTGCTGTATACAATTTTACTGATGTTAATTTCCAAGAACCTAATTCTTCTGTGTTTGATACCTTAAACTGTAACGCTCTTGGAACGGAAAATAGGGCTCAAACAGTAACTAACAATCCTTCTTTAATGTTTCAAAAAGGTTTAGGTATTCCCTATTTAACAGGCATACCAGTTAGAGATAAAGTAGATTCCTTTACTGAGTTTACTGGAGAAACATGGGGAAGCCATGAATTTAAGATTGCTGATTCAGGAAACTTTATTAGATTACCTGATTTAACAGCTAAACCCACACAAGAAGACTACAGAGATTTATTATATTCTTATACAGGAGCCACTATTGATTTTTGGACTTATATTCCTGGCCTTTATCAGCAAGAAAGTGGATGGTGGGAGCATCCTTTTGATACTAGTTCTTTTGGGTTTGCCTTAAGTTCTAGTGAAGGCAAATGGTGTGATGGTCATTACTATAGAGTACTTCTTGGGTGTGAGAATACTGGTGGGGAAAATATAGGACTAGATCAGTCTGCTATTACTATAGATAATAGTTCTGATTCTGTTAAAGGAATGGTTATGGGATTTTCTAGAGACCCCAGAATGTATTATGATGGAAGTTCTGTAGTCCCTGGTTCTAATGATTTTGACCCTAGATCTAATTTTGGTGGTGTAGTTGATGGGGTATCTGGATTAGCTACTGAAGATTTGTCTTCTTTATTTTTTCCTTTGGGTGCGTATGGACCTAATGTAAGCGGTATATGGGCTGCATCCTCCAATGATCAACCAAAGGAGGGTCAGGGCGCAACAGCATATCATCAGGTTAGCGGAGTCTTTAGCGTTAGTAGTGACGGTACTATAAGTTACTTTGTAGGTTTAGAGGGCAGTAGTGGGGATGGATATACTTCATCTTCTAATGATAGAATTTATTCCATATACACTTTATCAGATGGGGGAACTCCCTTTGATGATGCTGTCCAAGCTAGTGCTGTTTTAAGAGTTTCTTACTTTGGTACAGGAACTAGCGCAACTTTGAACGCTGGAACTCCTTCTACAGTATTCTTTGTGGCTCCGACTAGATCCTATAATACTTCTTCTGTTGGCTTTACTAGAGGATTAGATTGTGAGGTAGGTGGGGGAGATATATTAAAATTTACTGTTTCAGATGAGGTGCTTTCTAATAGTGTAAAGCTAAAGGACTGTGCTAATAAATTTGTTAATATTAGCGTAGTCTTCGATGTACCTAATGATAAGCTTAAGTTTTGTATGAATGGTAATATTATTAAGAGTGCAACCCTATCTCAAGTTTTTGGTAGGAGGGCTAGGTCTTCACCCCAGGTCCCATCGTTTATAGTGCCCAACAATATAGCAACAAGTAGTTTTGAGTATACCTCTGGAACCGTTACTCAGTACAATGATGTAACTTTATTTGATAAAGGTCCAAAAAATAATGTCTTTTTCACTCCTTGGATAGTGGGGGGAGGTTGGACAGATGGCAGAGATATAAACCTAGCCACCTCTTCAGGAGGATTCCTAGATGTTGGTGCAGGTATCATGAGTGCTTACAATGGGTATGTAGGAAGTTTAAAGATCTATAAAAAAGCTCTAACTATAAAGGAGCTTAAAGCTAACTACAACCACCAAAAAACATTTTTTGAGAATATGGATTTATAAATAATGGCACTATACGGAAAAGTAGCATCGAATAAAGTTTTACATGAACTTATAGATATACCAGAAGAGAAGATTTATGGTCTAGGTTGGCCTATAGGTTCTCTAGCTGGTGAAGATTATTTTAGAAAATCCTCTAGTTCCTATTTAATTAAATCTCAGATAAAGCAATTACTTAGAACTAGGAAAGGGGAAAGAGTAATGCTACCAGACTTTGGGTTAGACCTAGAAAATTACTTATTTGATCCCCTAACATCTGATAAGGCTGCTCAAATAGTAGCTAGTATTAAAAAGGCAATTGCTTTATATGCACCTAATGTAATTTTATTAAAAGTTCGTGTCTTTCATGATGAAAATATAAAAGGTTATGGGATGCCTGGGCTCCTAATAACCTTAACAGTAATGAGTACATTACAAAGACAAACCCTGGATGTAGACATAATAATATGAGTATTAATACAAGTAAGACTGTTCCATTTACAGATGTAGCATCTGATTTTATGAAGTTAGTAGCTATTCCTGATAATGCTAAGGCATCACAGGTAGATTTTACAGCGACAGACTTTGCTTCTTTACGAACAGCATTAATTAACTATATTAGAGCCGTATATCCTTTAGATTATAATAATTTTGTTGAGTCTGATTTAGGGATGATGTTGATAGAATTGGTTTCTTATATGGGAACTATTATGTCTATGAAGGCTGATATGTTAGCTCATGAAAATTTTCTTCAAACTGCTAAAGATAGAGATAGTGTAAGAAAATTATTTGAATTAGTAGGAGTTTCTATGAAGGGTCCTACTTCTGCTCAAACTATCGCTACATTGAGCGTCCCAGGATCTGTGGGTGCGCTGGATGGGGATTTACTATTCTCACCTGGAGAAAGGGTAATAGTGATAATATCCCCAGAGGATAAAGAATCTTTAACTTATACTATGTATAAATCTACTAATGGAGTTGTGTCTCCCTTAGAGAGTGTTAACGCTAACTTAAATATGGATTTAAGCCATCATATAGTAGGNTCTGATGATACCTGGGAAGTAGTTTTACTAGAGGGTGCCTTTGCTACTCAAGAAGGTACATTTTCTGAGGTAGATACCTTTAAGAGTATACAACTAGACGAAGCTCCCGTTATTCAAAATAGTGTTCAAGTATACCTGAGTTCTATAGATGTTACTACTTCAGGTGTTTTTAGGCAGGTAGAAGATTTATATCAAGCATCTTCCACCGATGATAAGATGTTTCAGGTGGTTTATGATGATCAATACAAAGCTAAAATACTTTTTGGTAACGGTATTAATGGAGTCTCTCCTACTACCAATTCTAATTATTTTATAACTTATAGAGTTGGGGGAGGTACTAGGGGAAATATACCTAATGGCTATATTACTGCTGCGACTACTGGAAAGTATGGTGGAGCGGATACATCATTTAGGGTGGTACAATCACAGGTAGCTACAGGGGGCACAGATGCGGAGACAGTGGAACACGCTAAAAAATATGGGCCTTTAGCCTTTAGGCGACAGGACAGAATAGTATCCCTAGAAGATTATACCGCTTTTGGCAGCCGTTTCGTTTCCCCTGCTGGTTCCACGGGCAAGGCTGTGGCAGTAGCTAGAAAAGCATACTCATCAGCTAATATAATTGATTTATACATCCTGGAGAAGGCTACTAATATGCAGCTACAAAAAGCATCTATATCTTATAAAGATGCTTTGTTAACGGCTATAGCAGATAAAAAATTAATAACTGATGATGTTGTTATAGCTGATGGTCTTATAAGAACTCTAGATCTTGTAGTTACTATAAATATAGAGAAGAGATTTCAGGGAGTGGAGAGTACTGTAGTAACTAAAGTTTCTCAAGAAATTAAAAATTATTTCTTGTCAGATAGTATGGATTTTGGCAATGGCGTATCTTTCGCAGATTTAAATAGATCTATTTTTGGTATTGATGAAGTTAGATTTTCTACTATAGATAATTTTACTGAGGAGTATGTTGCGGTAGACTTTAATGAAGTTATCCAATTAAATAATTTAGTAATTAATGTTAATTATATATAATGGCTAGAAATAAGAAATACAAAAGAGAATATTTAGATTCTATAAAAACCGCAATACCAGAGTTTTATTTTGCGGAGGATTATTCTTTAAGTGGTTATCAGCGCAAAGCTACAGACGCTGTTGTAAATAGCCATATTAACTTTTGTATAAACCAACCAACTATATTTAATATATCGGCAACTACTAATTACTCTGATATAGATCAAGTATCAGGAATTGGACGGTGGTTTATACCCACTAATAATTTAACTAATATAACCTCTCGGTCATTTGAGTTGGATATTATGCATCCCTTAGGTCATTGTGTTGGGGAGTATACGGGTAGAACATGTACTTTTACTAATCAAGATAACTCTAACACAGATTTCTCTATAGAACAGAAAAATACATTTAGATCTTTTTTGGAATCTACTTTATTACCTAAAATAACTTTAAACTCTCCTACTCTTGCTACCACTACTTCAGCGGTATTTAACTCTAGCGTATCTGGGACACATGAATATCTTATTAATACATTAGGTTGGGCATATTTTTTAAATACTTCGGGGTTTACTTCCACTTCGTACTCCCCTTCTTCGTATGTAGCTAGTTCTATAAGTGATTTATATTTTGATGATACCTTATTTGATACTAAGATAGGAGTAAAAGGATTAACTGAGTATGTTTGGAGAGATTGGACTTCTTTATCTGCTACATACCCATCTCTGCTACCTGCTAATTATGTATCTGGGGGAACGGAATATACTAGTGGTACACAAAATTTAGAAGCCCTACAAACTCTAACTGATGTTATCTATTCTGACCAACACTCTAATAAAGAAGATAGTTATATTAAGGATGCAATAACAGATTACTTATCAACTGGAGACTTATTAACAGGTCAGGAACTTGCTGCGCCCTTCTCTAGGTTTATGCAGGGTGCATCTTATTCTTTTTTTGATACAAATGATGATGTAAGTAAATTATCTAATATCTATAATATAGAGAAATGCCCAGATAATTTATTACCTTATCTAGCTGATTTGATTGGCTGGAGATTGTACGGTTCTAGCCCTACTTCTTGGAGAAGACAGATACGAGGAGCTACTTCCTTATATAAACAAAAAGGAACTAAAAAAGGTTTACATAATGCACTAACCACAGTTCTTCCTACTGTAGGAATCCAAGCATCTTCTATATCAGAATTTTATGAATCTTATTTACCTAATCTACTTTATTATTTAATAAAAACAGATACTACGCTCTTTGATAGTTTCGACTCTTTTACATATACAAAAGCACAAGAGTATATTCCAGGGGACTATGACCCAGAGGATATGGACAATAATATAAGAAAAGTTGTAGACTGGATGCTACTAAAAGCTCTTTCCTTATTCCCAGAGCTATTCTATATTAAAAACTTTAAGTTTGATATAAACAATCCTAAGTTCCAATTCTTTTATAGAGATCGTTCCTTCCCCATACCTCCTTGGGAAGAGGAAAAGTTTTATTACAATTGTGATGTAACTAACGAGCTTCTTATATTTTTTAAGAAAGAATTAATATGTTTGGGGGTTACAGAAAGTAATGCTGAGTCTTTTAGGTCTCATGTAGCAGATAATACTGTACAAGGAGTTCTAGATACAAAATTTTATAATAACGGATTCTTTTTTCTTACAGATTCTATAAAGCAACCTCCTAATAGAGATTCTATAATAGATAACTTTGAAGTGGATAAGTATGATTACTTCCCTTTATGGAATGGTAAATCCTCTCATTTTGATGTAGATGTATCTAGTGGATCTTTTGATGCAACATTCTTTGAAGGACCAGGATTTGTAAAACAAGATTTCTTCCAAGCTTTAGCCATAGTAGACTCTTTTACACCCTCGAAAGCTATACCAAGAACTAGAGTTAACTTAGATAATACAGATACTTTAAGTTCTTTAGGGAATACATGTCCATCCATAAGGCATTGGACCCAAGACATGCCAGTATCAGGAGTTCAGGCTGGTTTTAATTCTTCTGGTATAGATTTTAGAGGAATTCCTGGTGTCTTTGGGGAGGACTACCCCAGTCCTCCTAATTCTAGCAGAGCTAGAAATAATCATGCT